AACTACGCGTATATCAAAAAACTGTTTGATAAAAATCCTAAGAGTAGATGGACACCCATACAAGCAAAGCAATATGCAAACTTGATGTTGAAAGATGAAGTTGATATAAGTCTACTCTGCTTCAACAATCCTATGTACATATATGACAATGTAATAAGTTTATTACAGAGTTTTGGTGGTATGACAGTAGAAGAATTGGAGAGAAGATTAGATAACATAAGAAGCGTATTGGATTTAGTGTATACATACGTACGCAATACAGTTCCTCAACAAGCTGTTGGTATGCAAACATTAACTAAATACAGAAAAGAAGTTAAGCATTTAGCTATGTTGTATCAAGCCATGTGTACAGGTAGTTCTAAAATAGTTGCACGTAGAGTAACTCCTAAGTCTGTTGCTAATGACAAAAGCAATAACTTTGAGTTAAAACATTACACGCAAGAGAAAAGTACAGCAGACAATTTACAATCACAAGTAGATTACATGATGAAACAAGGTGGTTTACCTAGTAAGACTAACAACAGAAAGATTAGGTGGGCTAACACAGTATTCATTAAAGGTAAATTAGTCAAGAACTTGCAGAGTACATTGAAAGCAAGAAGGGATAGACCTAGTGAAGTAGGTGCAGTACCTAAGTATATAAACAGATGGGCTACTGACAAATACATATGGGCTAGTAAGCGTAAAGCCACTAGAGGTGGAACAATAGCTATAGACTGTAGTGGTAGTATGTCGTTTAGTAGTGAGGATATATACGAAGTTATAAAATCATTACCTGCTAGTAAGATAGTAGGTTATGCAGGTAGGAGTACATACGAGCGTGATGATGAGGAACTACCCGAAGGTGTCATAGAAACATTTGCTGAAGACCAACGAATGATTAGTGATTACTATGAAACATTCATAAAGAAAAACGGATATGGACAAAATTATGTAGATGTACCTGCAATTATGTGGCTGTCAAGACAACCTAAACCAAGAATGTTAGTAACTGACATGGAGGTAGTTGCACTTGATGCAACACGAAAAGGTAGTCATGTGTACACAGAGGAACTTATTGAAATGTGTGAGCAACTTTGTATTAAACATGACATCATTGTCATAGCAGATGTAAATGAAGCAATTGAATATGCTAAACACATAAGCAACAGATAGATTAGGTAGCTAAACTATTCTCGCTTATAGTATTTAGCTACTAAAGGTGTGGTATCGTGCGAACGATACTGCACCTTTTTTTTGGTTTCTTTCGCGGGGGCGAAAAGTTTTTTATTTTTTTTTTTAATCGCCCTCGTACACGATTACTCTGCTAGTATGAACACATGGATAACAATGAAATGAATGAACTAATCAATCTTGCGACCGTTGGAAATCTTAATGCTACCTTTACTGCACGTTTAAATGATGATGCAAAAAAGTTTATCCTCATGCTAGAGGAACAAATAGCACAAGGTAAAGATGTATCGCCAAGAGTAGTAAGCACCATACTTCGTGAGAAGTTTGGAAGTAAAGTAGATGAAAGTACGATAAGCAAATGGAAAAGAAAAGTAAAGCAGAGTTCGTCGACCTGATAGCAGAGGCTACTAGCGATAAGGTAGATGAGTTAAAGAAAGTCATAGAGAAACAAAGAAAATCTATTGACCGATTAAAAGATAAGAAGTTGGATTTAATTGAGGCTATGAACTTTGCTATTGAAAGCAATTTAGCTGAGTTAAATCTACGCCCTGTGAAACCCCCGACTAAGAGTAAAAGAAAAATTAAACATGAAGAGATTTGTGTACCTTTGCTTAGTGATATACAGCTAGCAAAGATTACACCTACCTATAGCACAGAGGTTGCAGAGGAAAGAGTTGTAAGATACGCACACAAAATAGTAGAACTTACAAAGATACAAAGAGCTAGCCACAAGATAGATAAATGTGTGGTGTTAGCGTTAGGAGATATAGTTGAAGGTGAACTAATCTTTCCGGGACAAGCACACTTGATTGATAGTTCTCTGTACTCACAAGTAACAGTAGACGGACCACGTATCTTACATAAGTTCTTTAATATATTATTGCAGAACTTTACTGAAGTAGAATGTCATTGGGTTATAGGTAATCATGGTGCGTTAGGTGGTAGAAGTAGAAAAGATATGCACCCCGAAACAAATGCTGATGCTATGTTAGGCAACATAGTTCAAAGAATATTTGCTGATGAACCACGACTAACGTTTCATTTAGCATACAAGAAAGGTGAGAAGGCATGGTATACAGTAGCTGACTTGGGTAAGAAGTGTAGGTTCTTTATGTTTCATGGTGACCAAGTGCGTGGATTTGCAGGGTTTCCATGGTATGGCTTTGGTAAAAAGATACAAGGTTGGAAAACATTAGCAGCTCAAGGACTCATGGAAGACTTTGATTATGCAGTAGCAGGACACTTTCATACACCTAACACACAGTACATAAACGATATTAGATTTTGGTGCAATGGTAGTACAGAAAGTTATAACACTTTTGCACAAGAACAATTAGCAAGTATGGGTAGACCTTGTCAGTACACATTGTTTGTAAAACCTGACAAAGGTGTAACTGCTGAGTACTTGGTTAATTTGGAGGAATGATATGATTAGATATAGAAAGGAAAGACATGACATTTAATCTCAATGACTACGAATTAGTAGAGGATAGACTGAAAGCCTATTGGAAAGAACATCCCAATGGACAAATTACAACAAACGTAGAACACATTACTGATGATGGTAAGTGTGTAACAATCAAAGCATTCGTACATGACAACGAAGGTAACTTGGTATCTACAGGTATAGCACAAGAAACACAAGGTCAAGGTGGCTTTGCTAATAAAGATGCGTGGGTAGAGAACTGTGAAACCTCTGCTATAGGTAGAGCGTTAGCCAATTGGAAGTATCAAGGTAGTAATAAGAAGAGACCTTCCCAACAGGAAATGAGTAAGACACAAGATACTAAAAAAAAACCACCATTGAAGACTGCCCCTTCTGAAACAGTTAAAGAACTTAAGGTAGAAACTAATATGAAAAACTTAGTCTTTAATATGTGTGAGAGTAACAAAGAATTTGCTAAGAAAACATTTGAGTTTGCTCACAATAAAGTAACCTTGGGCGGTGCAACCAAAGACATGGAGTCATGGGACACCAAGATGCAGGGTAAATTCTTAGATGAAGCAGAAAAGTTTTCATTGAAATATGCTGAAGAAGGTAAAGAGATGAAATCTTGGGAAGGTAAAACTATACAAGAAAAAGTAGAAACTGTATTTGAAATAAAAAAAGGAGAAGATATGACAGACATACCAAGCGGAGCATGGGAGAATGACCCAATGAGTGAGCCACAAGCTAACTTTATGAATACATTAATAACAGAATGTATTGATAGTGGTAACTCTGCTGCTGAACACATAGCACAAGAAGCTAAGTCATTAATTAATAAGGGTGAGATGACTAAGAAAATTGCTAGTGAATGGATTGATAAGTTAAAGAACGCTAAGTAGTAGGTTCTTCTTTTTGACTCATATGATAGTTATAATCTATAACAAATTTATCAACGAGTTTATCAATCTCTTTGATGCTTGGTGGCGTGTTAGTTATCACGCTACCACACGCATCTGACAAATCTATTGACCACCTTTTTAATGACGCAGGACTTAAAAATATATTAGTATCTTCTTTTTTTGCCGCCACGTTTTCCACCTTTGTAACCTTTTTTCATACCTTTTTTAATTGGCATTGTATCTCCTTATAAGTTTATTGTAGTCTATACAACCAAGATTAACACATCTTTTGTTACGCTTGTGTATATCTAAAAGTTTTCCACACGTTTTGCATTTAGTTTTTTCTGCTACCACTTAGTCTTTGCTGCCCAATAAGCAGCAGACATCTTACCTTTTTTAATATTGGCAGCATGTCTTGCCCTAAAAGCTTTGTTTCTTTTTGTACCTTTAGGACTACCTCTCACACCTTTCTGACCAAATCTAATTAGTTTAACTTTATCACCTGACTTGGCTAGTACAGCGTGTGACTTAGACCCATGTTTAGGTGTAGCCTTAGGTTTGTTGTAACCTGAAAACCTCTCACCTCTGTACTCAATAGACATTATTTTTTCTTTTTCTTTTTAGGAAATCCTGCCTTCATATTGGCATACGCCTTAGGTGAGATAGTAGAATTTTTCTTTGACCTACTTGTACCTGCTTTTTTTCTCTTGTTCATATTGTAATACAAACCTTTTTTAGCAGCCATGTTATTTAGTAATTTGTTTTTTAGCGTATGTCTTAATGACTGCAAGTGCAGCACCACCACCTGCTAATGCAGCTAGCTGTAATGTTTCAGCTTCTACACCAACGAGAGGTGCAACTGTTAACGCACCGATAAACGCTTCTACGAATGTCCAAGCAGTACGCTCAATCATATCTTTTAAGTCTTCACTCATCTTGTAACTCCATGCTTCAGACCAAGGAGTCCACCCCACATCTTTCTTAAATGTGCCGTCTTGGTTTCTTTTTCTTTTTGATTTCTCAAACATTATGTAATTAACCTACCTTTAATTCTAGCATCAACTGTTAGTACATTCCCATTTATCTCTTGAAGTTTTTCCATAACAGTCCTTGACAAAACTACATCATCTGTTGATGCATTTGATAATGGTTTCTCTAACAGTTTAGTTATAGTTGTGTACTCTATAGATACGCTTTCACCCATAAGTAATTTCTTTGACACTTTGTTATACAATTTTACGTATGCAGTACCACTATGTCCTATAAACCCGTCATCACTACGGTCTAAATCTTGTTGAGTTTCACCTACAATAAGACAACCTGAGGTATGCTCATCGGTATTTCCTGCGTGTATAAGGATGTAAGTAAAGTTAGGTACATCTTGTAAGTGCAACATACCATAATGTGAATTACCGTACCTTTCTTTATACTTTGTATGGAATCCACCTGTCCTTCTAAACTGTATGTTGTATGTACCTTCAGGTATACAAGTTTCATGCATAACTTTTACTGATTGATATTGGTCTTCAAGTGTATAGCATTCAAATATACCATCGATAAACAACAAACCATTAGTTGCATCTGTTCCAAATTGTGTTCTTACTACTTGTAGTTTCATTTGTTCCTCCAATTATTACAATGCAAATTGCAACCACAACAAAGGTAATTGCATTTACACATCATCCACCATTGCAACAACCGCTACCGCAACAGTCCATTATTTACTCACATTCTTTTTTGTTTTAGGTTTGTCACTTCTAAAGCCTATAGTTAATAACCACACAGCTAATGTTATAACAGTAGCTAAGCCTGTCACTTGCTGTGCAGACCCGGTAAGCGTGAGTGTCGCAATCACTAAACCCACTAATGTCCACGAAAGGTTTAATGTTTCTTTAATTATAGTTATAAACCAATTCCATATTTTTTTAATCATAAACTTTTTCTCATTACAAATGCTGCAATACTTACTATTCTAGTCAAAATAACAGGGACTACAACTTCTTGTGCTTTTTCTTTTTGGTCTTGTGTCATGTCATCACCAATGGTTGATAGGTTTATGTCCTGTATATCTACATCTACAAATACTTCTATTGGATTTTCCAGGAATGCTTCGTACTGTACCTCTGTAACAACATCAGCAAGTGTATAGTCTTCTACATCAGCGTTTTCTACAGCTCTTTCTACATATTCTTCTACTGCTTCAGCTACTACTTCGTCTGATTTAATAGCCTCTGCAACAATAACAACATCATCAGCTTCAACTTGTAATACCTCAGCAACAACCTCAACTTGTTCCTCTGTAAGTTCTTCAACATTATCAATAGCCTCTTCCACTACTGCTTGTACAACCTCTTGTACTTCTTCTGATACTTGTTCTAAGTTTTGTACACCAACATCTTGTACTTCTTCAAGTACCTCTACGACTTCTTCGTTGGTAAGTTCTTGTACAAACTCTTGTATAGCTTCTTCTTTTGCTTCTTCATATTCAACTAACTCCTCTTCAGTTAGTTCTTCTTCTATTACTTCAGGTATATCTAAAGTAATAACTTCTTCTATCTCTTGTACCTCTACTTGGATTTCTTCTTCTGTAAGTTCTTCAATGACCTTTTCCTCTCTAGGTTCCAAATCTGTAGGTCTATCCACCACCACATCTTCTGTAATTTGTTCTTCAATTATCTCCTCTATCTCTTCTTCTATTATAACAACTGTAATATCTTCAGGTATATCTAGTTCTATTATCTCTTCAACGATTTCAATAAGTTCTATTGTATCTTCTATCTCTTGAATGACATCTACAAACTCTTCTAGTTCTTCTTCTGTCAATCCTTCTAAGATAATTACACTATCTTCTAACTCTTCTAGTATAATTAATTCTTCTTCAATATCAGCTATTTCTTCTTCTGTTAGCTCTTCCTCAATAATTTCCTGTATTGGCTCATCCAAAACTTCCTCGTCTTGAATTGTATCTTCTGTAGTAATGTCATCTCTAAGTATCTCTTCGTCCAACTCATCTATATACTCCTCTTCTTCGACAATAATAGTAATGCTGTCAGGTACATTAGTGCAATCATCGGGTTGATATCCAAACCAATC